TTCTGGTTGGCTGTGTGGATATCACCTTGTGTGACCTCATAAATATACGCATCGTCTTTCATGTAGTGAGCAAGCATTCTCAGTTCTAATCCTGAGGCATCAATACCTACTAACTTATATCCTTTCTCTACAATCCAAAGATCCCTACAATCTTCTCCGTAGGGGCTACCACAACTAGGTACTTGTGCCATGTTAGGGCTGTGGTGTGTCATTCGTCCAGTGACTGCACCATTCGTTATTACCTTACCACGCACCCTACCATCAGGTTGTATTGCTTTTAACCACGATTGAATCTGTGCTATTCTTTTCTGTAGTAACAGGTACTCAGCGATAGCTTTAGCTTCAGGAAAATCTAAGCCTTCGAGCGTCCCTTCGTCGACGATGGGCTGACCTGTTTCCGTATACTTGTCGGGTTTCCAACCCTTTTCTTGAAGTCTTTCACCAATTTGCTTTCTACTTCCTGGGTTAAAGGGTTCGATGATTGGCTTAAGAGGCTTGCCTGTTTTCTCTGAGACTCGTAAGATTGTCTTGGTTGGAAAAATGTTTTGAAGCTCAGTTTCAAGAACAACCAACTTATTTTGCAGCGTTGAAAGAAGAATGATAGCATTCCTTTCGTTGAGTTTGAAGCCACTTTCTTCTTGCTTTGCGATGACCGCTTGTACATTGTGCTCAAGTTTAATACTCCTCTCGTCAAATTTATTTCTAGTTAATTCAGTAGTTAAATGTAAATACAACTTCTCAGTTACTAAGGTATCTTGGATACAATAAGCTTCCATCTCAGCAGAGTACCCAGCATCCCAGTCATTGAAGTCTCCCTTAGGAAAACCTAAGCGTCCACCCCATGCAGCAAGACTATGTCCTCCCTCTAGGCTTGGGCTTAGTAGGCGACTTAGTACGAGCGTGTCGCACATCTGGTTCTGCTTCATCGTAATGTTCCAGTTCTTTCTCAGTACTGGGGCATCGAAGCATATTCCGTTGTGCATGATAATCAAATCGCAACTGTCCAAATACTTTTGTAACCCGCTTGCTTCCTTCCATACTGTTACATCTCCTCCTATTTCTCTAGTAGCACACATCCAAATCTTATTGTGTGTACTGTTGGTTTCTATATCTAAAATTATTTGCATACATTTATTTTACTCGATGTGTTAGGTTCTTGTCAATAAAAATTAGATTAGAGCCACAACGAATTACTGTGGCATAATTTACGTTAAACATCAAGGTGCGAATATCTTTCTCACTGTGTGGTTGAATCTCCACACAAATTACTTTAAACGGATACCTGCGATAATCAATACTTTGTAATACATCATAGTCCATGCCCTCAATATCAATCGTTAAGAAGTCGGGAACATTGCGATGTTGTAGTACCTGCTCGATTGTAAAGACTGGTATTTGTTTTACTTCTGTAATACTAAACTCAGGATAATCTCTAACAAATTCTTCAGCTATCTTCTTAACAAAAGTGTTACGTCCTGAATGACTATCAATCATATAGAAGTCTTGGAAGCCTGACTTAGTTCCTACTCCTACGTTGAGATTAACATCCCCAGGTCTCTGTGCTACGAATAATTTATGTAACTCAGGATTTGCTTCAACATTAATACCACGAGAACCAGTGTCATAAAACAACTTAGTATTACTAATGGTTTCAGGATGGTGTGCTCCCACGTCCAAGTATGAAGGAGTATTAATACCGAGACTGTTAAAGAGAACCCGAATAACAATATCATCTCCATGCTGTGCATAGGTTTTATCTCCAAATAGTTGATCAGGATGTGCCATTAAACAGGTACTCCATGCCTAAGTCTCCAAGGATATTCACGCTCTAACCAAAAGCAACGTATATCTCCATGTTCGTTTCGTGCTAGGTATCCATCCCATTTAGAATGCTTAGTAGAATAACTATTACATTCTATATTATCTAGCCTGTGTTTATGTTCACTGACTAAAAAACCAATTACTAAGCCAAACAAAGCAGCCATAACAATTAAAAAGTCTTTCATAATGTAATATAAATGTTACGTTAAAGCCAGTTATGCAACGAATATGTTACATAAGAGACCACCCCTGCAAAGTACAGGGCAACTGCCACAACCTCAACCAGGATCAGAGGTATGTCACGCTGCAGTACACCAGCATAAGCCCACAAGCCTGATCCAACCAGTCCAAATAGTATATTAAGTGGATATACATTGAAGCTAGTTAACGCTATTCCAATTAAACATAAGATAGTGCCTCCCCATTTTATACCAGACATATTATTATAACATGTTTCATTCATCTTAGCAACCCCTATAAAGTCTTTTCCTCAGGAGGGAGCTCAGTCATCCTACCTGTATCACGACGATATAGAAGACGACAAGCCAACCCAGTTAAACCACTAAAGCGATTCTTCAGTACTCGAACATAAGTAGTGTTACGCTCTATCTCATTCTCATGCTGACCATTACGCTCTAATCCAATGACCATGTCTGAGAGCTGAGCAATAGAACCTGAACCACGTAGCTGTGCTAAGGATGTAGCAGCACCTTCCTCATGCCCCTTAGAATCAGGACGCTTAAGGTGAGACACCACAAACAAAGCAATGCCAGTCTCTTGCACAATGGTACGAAGCTTAGTCATGATCTCGTCTAAAGCTTTTCTTTCGTCGCCATTCTCCTGAGCACTAACCACAATCGATACGTGATCAAGAAATATGTAACGACAATTAAGACCTTTTGCCATGAATCGTACTCGGTTGATAATATTGTCAATGGCGGTAGACCCAAAATGATCAAACAAAAATACACGATCAGTTCCAAGGGTAGCATCAAATGCATAGCGTAGTTCCTCCTCTTCAACTTCACAATCAGGTAAGTGTAATGGTTTATTTGCAGCAAGTGACATCAAACTCTTAGCAGTTTTCTTGACCGACTCCTCCAAGAACATGAGACCAATGTTATCTGTAGTCTTACTCAAGATCTGCCATACAATCTCCCGCATAAACTGAGACTTACCTAGTCCAGATCCTGCAGTCACTGTTACCAGTTCTCCTAAGCGAATACCATAGGTAAGATTGTTCATTCCATAATACGGATACTGTACCTCAGCCTTCTCGATTGGTTGGTTAACTAGATCCCATAATGTAGAACCTGCTATGATACCATCAGGTACATACTTCTCAGCATCCCACCACTGCTCAACAAACTCCTTCGTTAAACCACGAATCAAGTAATCGTTAGCGTCCTTAATCTCAGGTTGTTTGAACCTAAAGATGTGTGCCTTACTGCCAAACAATTCAGCAACTTGGTTAGCTGCTTGCTGTCCAGGCTCATCGTTATCAAAGCAGATCACAATCTTATCAAAGGAATCTAGATACTCAAAGCTAGTACGACAATCCTTCAACGCTGACGTAGCACCACTACGAATAGATACCACAGGGTAGCGAGAACCTGTCAACTGATAGCAAGCCAAGGCATCAAACTCTCCCTCGGTAACAGTGATAGCCCTACCACCTGGAGGAAACTTGTTCTGTCCAAACAGTACAGCACTCTTCCAATCCCCAATCACACTGAATTCCTTAGCAGTAATCGAGCGAGTCTTAGCAGCCACCACCTTACCAGTCATATCACAATATGGAAAGTAGTAGCTAGAGCTATCAGAACCTGCACCAAAGAAGTGCATAGTCTGTGTAGTAATACCACGCTCTACAACTGGGTTTGCTTCTACGTTTGCTAATGCCTCTAGGACTGTTTTAAACTGCTTAGGAGAAGAGTTCTCAGTGTGTGTGATACCTTCCCTTAGGACAGCCTGAACCATCGCCTCTGAGCCCTTCTTAAAGGTTGTACACTTATGGCAATACTCATGCCCATCATCGTATAAACTGTTAGCATCCGAAGATCCACAGTTAGTACATGGTATGTGTTTTAAAAAGTTACTATCTGTTTTCATTCAATCCCTCATCGTGTTTAATAATCCATTGCAGTGCAGCAGTAAGACTGTTAAATGTAGGAGATCTGGTTATCTTATCCTCCCAGTAGTAGCTAGGTACATCAGTTACATTCCAAGTATCATCCACCCACTTAGCAGTTCTCTCATGGATTATTCTCATGTCCATGTAAACTCAGCACTGGTATCATGTTGCTTTAATCTAAAGTTCCAGGCATCAACGATATCTTGTAAGACTACATCGATACCATAGCGACCAGCACTATCGACTACATGTTGCACGACAAAGTGGTAATGCATTTCTTCTTCGTAGTTATCTTCCATAGTTTACTCCTAAGTTTAGCTCCTAAGTTTAACTCCTAAGTATCTACTATATAAAATACTTATCTATATAAATACTACTTAGTAGATAGTATAACATATTTAAATATCATTGTCAACCCTATTATCCACACGACCAAAAGAATCATACTCGTTACTATCCATTCCTTCGTCTCCTTCGTAATCTTCGTCTTCATCGTATAGGTCTGCTCTTTCATAAGTTAGTAAGTCATCACTGACAGTAGCGTAACATTTATTACACATGTCTAAGTACTCGTTGGTGTGTACACTCTTACGTGTAGCCTCAAAATCAGACAGCATTTTATTGCAACAGTAGCATCTCATAGCAGTGCATCTCCTAAGTTTTTATAAGCCCAGTTAAATTTATTCTCAGCGTTACGCTTACGCTCCATCCCAAGTACTTGAATCTTAAAGCTTTTATCTAGTCTTAGGAATCTCTCAGCCTCTTCTTTATAACCAAAGATTCTAACGACTGATCCATCACTGTCTAATATCTTATATAGCTTTCTCATTGTAGTACTCCGTATAAGTAGCAAGATAATTCTAACCCAATATAGTATAGCACATGTCCACCAAAGTAAGCAAGTGCAAACCATAAAATATATTTAATGTACTTGTCTTCATTCATCGTCACGCTCCCATTCATCCTCATCAATAAAGTCTGTCTCATCAAGCTCAAGCTCTAGCTCTTCCAGTTCCTCCTCAGTTAATTCATCCTCAGGTTCATAGTAACTATCGTTATTGTATCGGTTCATCTTGTCTTCTCCTTAATCTAAATTAGAAAATGAATCTTCATCACCTGGCTTTGCTTCATACTTAGTAACATCTAAATCAGTAACTAATTCACAACCATTAGTAAACTCTTCTGCTTCTACTCTCTGCCAATTACCCGACATGTCCCAGGCTTTATCTATTGCGTCCTCTTCAGTACCTGCTTCTATAATATATTCTTTACCATAATATTCTACTCTGCTTAGCATCACTCTATATTTATTCATCTTCAATCTCCTCATGATATTGTCTTAATTGGTTACACATATCTTCCATACTAGCAAAGCATGTAGGACAGAATGCAACATACAGTATTCCAAAGTATCCGTCAATCCCTCCCTCACCATCGAGTGAGAAATCACAAGAGCATACATTACACTTACTTAAACTATCGTCTTCCATTTTCTAATCCTCTCTGATAATACAATAGGTTTACTCCAATCTGTATCACCTCCCTTACGAGGGTAAGCTACAATACTTTCGTGGTCATCTTCCAGTGTAAAGTTAATCTCCCAGTTACGAGTAGCCCAAAACCAATCCCCCTGGTATTTAATCTCTTCATCAAACTGATTCCAAAGTATATCAGCGATCCGTCTAAGGTGATTAAGCTTACTCATCTTACACTCCTATATCAGCAATGATGTTCTCAAATTCCTCTTCCAAATCTTCTATCTCTTCCTCTGTCAAGTCTACGTAACAGGGCTCAAGATCGTAATCCCAACCACCTTGCCCTTCGTCATCCAGGTTATACCAGTAGGTAACCTCAATCTTCTTACCTTCTACATCAACAATATACATAGCGTTGACTGTCTTCGATACTAATACAGGGTCTTTAATTCTCATGATGTCTATTCTCCGTTATGAAAATGTATTGAGCTCAGTAGCGATATATGATCCGTCAATATCCCTTATCCACCCACTACCAAACCATTGATTAACTCTATGATCAAAGTATAAGTCTATCCAATTCTCACCCCAAAGTACAGTGATATCAGTATTACCTTGGCTAATCTCTTCATTAACTGCCCTCATTACCTGGGCATAGCTGGGTTTTCTACCATCGAATACAATCTCTTTAATCTGATTACATACGCTCATGAATATATCCCTCCTCAATTAAATGTCTAGCAGTACGACCAAACCACCCTTGTAACTGCCATGCCATACCAGTATCTACTAAGGTCTGCCATGCTTCAAGCACTTGCTCCTCAGTATCTGCTTCAATAAATCCCTCTGCTAATCCTACTGCTTGATAAGTATCCATCATTTTATTTTACTCCTACAATTAAACCATCATTCATAGTAACTTCTGCAAAAAACTCTCTTCCAATGCCTGTCATATGCGGACGATTAGCACCTACTAACTTACCTGTACTAACATACTCATTACCAAATATACTAGTCTCTATATACTTTAATCGTTGACCTACACTAGCTTTTAAATCCTTCTTACTTGCGTATTTGAATACTAACATTTTTAATTCTCCTTTGTTTAATTGATGAGACAAGTATACTACAATCTAATACACTTGTCTATAGGTGTTTACCCTAATGCCATAATCTTTATTACTTTTGCCATCTTAACTCCATGTGCTTTATATGCTATCACGCTCACGCTCTTGTCGTAACATGCTCGACACCCATTACATTTACCTTCATGCTGATAAGCTTGGCATTCTGTTGCACCTTCTGGCACTGTATCACTGAATATTGTACTGCTATTTAAACCACCTACAAAGCCACCAGTAACGCTATCGCTACTGAATCGTACCACTACATTATCTAGTGATTCCATGTGATCTATGACACCTTTAAACTTGATAAACTTATGCATTCTAGTAGGTAGCCAATGCTTAACCCATGGCGTAGCTTTCATTACAGATAAGATTTTATTAGCTAGTCTAAGGTCGTACATGTCTCCACTATCAAACCATCTAAAGTACCTACTAGAATCTAAAGCTTGTACCATGTCGTCAACCCATGAGTCCCGCTTCCAATCCTCTCTATTGAATTCTCTTGGCTTCTTAACATTAGCGAAGCGATAATTACCTGTAGTAGCGTAACATCCTTGGCATGCTGGTACTAGATTACCAAAACTATCCTTAGATCCTGGGCAAGTATCCAAAGCTTGAAGTGACCAGGATAGAATTCCATCTAGCTTACTTGTTTTGCTTAGCTTAATCATTTTATTCCTCTCCTATGTTATTATATTCAACATCACTATATAAATACTCTAGTCCTTGATACTCACCATATGCCATGATTCTATGAATATCACTTTTCATTACTTGACTATAGCCATTATTTGGATCAAATCCCCATTGTTTTTCTAGATCCATCATTCTTTTAGAAATATGAGATTTTAAATTTTCTTTATTGAATCGCATTGTAAACCCTCCATCGTTATTAATAAATATACTCTAGGGTTTTGAACCAGTCAAGTAAAACCCTAGATATACCTACTAAACTAATTCCTCCATTACTTGAGTAATCTTATACCCTAAATTACTGATAATTGCAAGGTCTACTTTACTGAATGTTTTCTTACCAATCAAATTAGCAAATTTCTGAGCCGTATCGTTTACGGGATAAATCATATCGTTACCATAAACTGATTTTATTTTTACTGTTAATTCCATATATCCTCCGTTAGTGTTTTAAGAATACCCTAGTAAACTGAATTTGTCTACTAGGATAAACCCTTATTTCCTAGTTAATTCTAAATATACAATTGTGATACATAGTGCATATAATGGTAGTACTATTAAGTAGATCATTTTTAATTCCTTTCCTGATTTGATAGGTCTAGTATATCGCAGGTCTAGAAAGAAGTCTATAGGTGTTTACCCTAGTATTATAGCTTTAGTCTATTGAGTCCTGGATGCTGATAGAGTGACACTATCTCTCCCTCTCTTAGCAGATTCTAGCTAGTTTGTCTATAGGTGTTTACCCCTATTGACACTGTAGAATTTTTATGCATGGGGGAGGGGGCTCTCGCAACAATCTAGTACGTTAGA